TTATACTTGGTAAAATGCAAATAGCTGAGCGGCCATGGACTTTATATCGGGTCCGTAAATTCACTGAAGTAATTATCGACGAGGAGGACGCCCCGCGCGTCCTCTTACCCTCTTGGTGCGTTGTCATGCGGAACAAAAGATACCGGGGAGAATATCGCCGGTATCCGTATATCTTTCTGCGGTGCGTGACTCGCTGGAAAGAATACCACATTTCGTTCGGGCAGTATCTTTTAGATCTGCCGGTTGGAAGCCGAGTTGATTTTATCAACCGGGATCGGCTGGATTTTCGGAAGAGCAATCTTCGAGTGAACTCGCTTCCGTTAAAGTTGGAAGCCTTCGATTGGAAAGCGCATGTCTTGGCTCAAGGGACTGACGGATTCACTTGGCTTGACCTCAACCGGGCCAAGCGCCGCGACGTTAGAGCAGATTAAAAACGCGCCGATCGGCACGCAGAGTCTCGGCGAGCAGCGTGTAAGCTCGTTCGACGAAGATTTACAGAAAGCTTTCAAGCCGCTAGTGCGCGGCTGGCAGCCTGGACAGGCGCCGCTTACGCAAGATCAATACGATCGTATTCAAGCAGCAAGCCTGGATCTTTTCGATAAGCTCGGAATGACAAGCCCGATGGGCGCACAGCCCTCGCGTGTTGTTGCTGCGAGTATGCGAAAGGCTGTGCGGCCGCCCCCAAGAAGCTATGCAGAAGCAAAAACGCCCGCAGCGCAAGAAGTAGAATTTCAGCATGCCTCCCCGCACAAGTTCAGCAACGCAGATGAGACCAATCCTTACGGCAAGTTCGACGAGTCGCATTTGCTGAAGGGTGAAGGCGCTACTCGTTATGGGCCGGGCGCAGCATATGTGAGCACGGCAGAGCCAACGCATCGGTACTATATGAAGAAGTTTGCTAATAGCGATGCTGGCACGGCAGCTTATGATCTAAGACAATTAGAAAAAGATTTTGGTTTGATGCCGAATCTTGTTCGAACGCAAATGGCAAGCAAAGTAGATCTTAGCGACGGTAAAGAGCTTCTTGCGTTTGCGCAAAAAGCTACTGTTCCTGAAAATTTACCGCCGTTATTAAAACAAGCGGCCGCAGAAAATTTAGCTGAAGCTCGTTCATGGTTAGAGCGTTTTGTAAACTCAGGTACTTCGTTTTCAAAATACAAAGTTGAACGAGGCCCCTACAGCTACCGCGGCACAATCGCAGAAGATCCTACGCGCACAGTGCTTTTTGATAAGCCACTTAGCGAGCAGCTGCCGGAAGTACAGGCGGCGCTTGCGAGATCTAGTAGTCAAGCGCGTAAAGATATTGTTCCAACATCTGTTGAATCTTGGGGTCAGCAGGAAACCCGCAATTTACTTCATAAACATTTTTACGATAAAATCGTTGAGGCAGAACGTGCAAAATTTGGTGAAACTTTTGATCGAGCGTATGGACCTGCTTTGGGAAAAAGATGGGCGGATTTTAATACTGCCGAACAAGGATCTTGGCTACAACAGCTAAAACCCGATTGGAATAAACAGCAGCAAGAATTGCTTCGTCGTGTTGACGCTGAAGCTAAGCGCTGGAATAAAAATCCCAAAATTGCGGCAAGACTTCCAGGACTGGATGAGCACACAAGCTACTTGCTTCAAAACCGTATTGATGTGCCAAACAAACATGTGCGTCAATCTACTAATACAGATAAAGCTGGTGAGTATATTGAAGATTATCGTGCCAGCCCCAAAACTGTTCAGCGTCTTCGTGATGCGGGAATTGATTTGATCAAATATGGCGGTAGTTCTGAGTCGCCCAACTACGTTGTGGTGAATCCTGCTGCGGCAAAGATTCGCCAGCGCACGCCTGGCATTGCGGCAACCTTCGGCACTGGCGAGCTTGCGCGGCAGCTCTACGAAAGCATCTACGGAAAGGACGCGCAATGACCGAAGAAACTTTCAACCCAGAAAACGTAGAAGAGTTCAAAGAGGCTTTCTACGCCTTCCTCGCCTACGTAAAGATCGACTCAAAGGACTACGGCCCGAACACGGACTTTGAGCCTTTCTTTGCGCAGAAGCGTTTTCTGGAAGAAGTTTTCTCCGGGCTTGGCGAAGATATCCACTGGTTTGTTGTGCTGAAGGCGCGGCAGCTTGGCATCACGACGGTTAGCTTTGCGCTGGATCTTTTCTGGATCAGCTACTTTAAGGGTTTGCAGGGCGCGATTGTTTACGACACTGAAGGCAACCGCGACAAGGGAAGATTGCTCTTCACGCGTATGATGGGCAGCTTGCCGAAGCAGTTCAGTGTTCCGGTTATCAGTCACAACAAGAACGGTCTTGTTCTCGCGAACGGTTCTTCTATCGACTACCTTGTGGCTGGCACGAAGAAGAACTCTGGTCTTGGCCGCAGCCGCGCCTACAACTTCTTGCACGCGACTGAATGTTCTTCTTGGGGCGATCAAGAAGGGCTGGAGGCGCTGCAGAAGTCTCTTTCTGATGTGTTTCCTGCGCGACTCTATGTGTTTGAGTCCACAGCCAAGGGCTACAACATCTTCTACAATATGTGGGAGTCCGCAAACGAAGATGCGCTGACGAAGAAGCCGATCTTCATTGGCTGGTGGGCGAAGGAATCTTATAGCTTCAACCCGCGTGCTTCGCTGAAGGAAGCGCAGCTTTTCGAGCGCTACGCTAAAGCACCGATCAGCGAAGACGAGCAGGATAAGATCGACTACGTTAAGGAGCACTATGGCTTTGACGTAACGATGGAACAGCTCGCGTGGTATCGGTATAAGCGCGACCCATCTGGCGAACGAGATGAGGGGGATATTCCGCTAGACTCAACGATTGAGCAGGAACTTCCCTGGCACGAAGAAGAAGCTTTCATGATGACGGGGCTGGGTTTTTTTCCAGCCAAGCAAATCAAAGAGCTGCAAAAGGAGGTTATCCAGCTTCCGTTCCATGGCTACCGATACATGGCTGGCGAAAACTTTCTTGCCTGCACGATTGAGCCGGTGAAGAATGTGAAGTTTGCAGATCTGAAAATCTGGGAGCAGCCTGACCCACTTGGAACGTATGTGATTGGTGCTGACCCTGCGTATGGCTCAAGCGATGAAGCTGATCGTTTTTGCGCGCAAGTTTTCAAGGTCTACTCTGATGGTATGGATCAAGTAGCTGAGTTTTGCACGCCGATGATTAAGGCGTATCAGTTCGCTTGGGTGCTCGCGCATCTAGCAGGTGCTTATAGCAATGCTCGCTTGCTGCTGGAGCTGAATGGTCCTGGCGAAGCTGTCTTTACGGAGTTCCGTAATCTTAAAAACATGCTGCAGCAGGGTATGCTTACGAATGCTTCGGATGATCCGGCGCTGCGGAATATTCTTGGCAACGTTAAGAACTACATGTATAAGCGAGTGGACTCGTTCGGCGGCGCCAGCGCTTACCACTGGAAAACCAACCTGCAAAACAAGCTGGTTATTTTCAATCAGTTCCGCGATGGTTTTACGCTGAATCAGATTCGGCTGAAAAGTTTTCCGCTGCTTGAGGAGATGCAGACTATCGTGCAGCAAGGACTGTCTGTCCGCGGCGATGGCAACTCTAAAGACGATCGCGTAATGGCCGCTGCGCTTGCAACACGCGCCTGGATTGATGGTGAGCGTCCGAGGTTGCAAGCCCAAGGCACTACCCGCGAGATCGTCTCGAAGAGGGGCGTTGTATCACGGAATGATGTTGCGTCAGAACATATGCAAATGATCGTGAAGGATCATTTTTCGCAGTTGCAGGTGCAACGCGAACAGATAATGCGCACAGCGCGAAACGCACACAGGGTGTGGTGATGGCAAAGCCTGGGCTGTATTCAAATATCAACGCGAAGCGTAAGCGGATTGAGAAAGGCTCAGGCGAAAAGATGCGCAAACCCGGCGCTAAAGGCGCGCCCAGCGCAAAGGCTTTTCGTGAATCAGCAAAAACGGCGAAGCGATAATGGCAAAGAACGCAAAGCTTTCTGTTGGCCGCGGCGAGAAGTTGCCGGTGTCGAAAGGTGCAGGGCTTACTGCGAAGGGCCGTGCGAAGTATAACCGGGAAACGGGTAGCAATCTAAAGGCGCCTGCGCCGAACCCGAAGACCTCTACCGATGCGGCGCGCAAGAAAAGCTTTTGCGCGCGCTCAAAGAGTTGGACTGGCGAGCGCGGTAAGGCCGCGCGTAAGCGATGGGGTTGTTAATGCCGATCATGCGGACGTATGAGTGCCCGGATTGCAATGGGCGCTTTCGATTTCTCCATATGACGCGGCAGGAGCCGCCGCCTGCGGAGTGCGAGCTTTGCGGTGCGAATATGGGCGGTGCGCCTGAACCCGCGCTTTCTGCTCCAGCTATTGGCGGTAGCGCAATCGCGCGCAGCGTAGATAAGATTTGGAACGACGCCTCGAAGAATGGCGTCGGTAACATGCGAGATGGCCTGCGGGAAGGTGACGTTGCAGCGCCACTCGTAAACAATCCAGTCACGCAATACGCTGATCAAGTCGGGCATCAGTATTTCCAAGGCGGCGCTGGCGCTGGTGTGCGCATGCCGACCGATCCAAATGTCTCGAACGTGATGACCATGATCCAGGGTAATCGTCCGTCGAAGCCGCGGGGGATGAATCGGTGAGGCTTCCTACAGACCAAAAACGGCTAATCGCAAAGATCGAGCGGCTTATCGAAGAGTGCTTTGATTCCGCTGACGATCGCGCAAGCCAAGCGCAGCGACTGAAGACTTGGGCCTTTACAGGTTCGGGCGATGGCGATGCTGCGATCTACAACCGGCTCGATCCGCATATTGACCGCATGGCGAGCTACTTGTTCTCGCCAGTTGATCTTCGATTCCATGTGGAGTTTGAAGATGAGGTTGATCCGCGGTTTCTTGCGCAGGCTGATCGCGCAGGCCAATACCTATCGAAGCAGATCGAAAAGGCCGACATTGACATTCAGTTCAGTGCTGGCGTAGAAGAGGCGCTTCGTTACGGCGCCGCGATTCAGAAGGTCTATTGGACCAATCGCGGGCTTTCGTCAAAGCTTATCATGCACTGGAACTTTGGTGTTTCACGCGAAGACCTGAACACTCTAGACGAACAAGAGTGTATGGTTGAGCGAATGCTGATCACGAAGGAAGATCTTTGGCGGCGGATTGCGCACTTGCCGAATGCGCAGGAACTCTATCGCCGGGCAATTACCCAGGCACGAAAGAATACTTCTGGTGAAGAGCAAGACTCTTTCTTCAGGCAGGTAATTCTTTCTGGTTCGCAGCCGTCGATTATGACTGACGGCACAAACAGCTCTGCAATTGGCGGCGCCATTAACTCTACGATGGGCTTGCCTACTGCAACGCTTGCGCCAAGTATTGTTGCCGGGCTGATCAAGTTCTACGAGCTGACTATTCTTGATGACGAGCGCGGCGACTACACCACGCTACAATACGTTGCGCCTGATATTCTTATCACACAGGGTAAGCGCAGCAACTTCT